AATTACGCCTGAAGGGTTATTAGTATGAGTTATTTGATTTACGTAAATGGTTTAGGCCCTAATTATAAAGGGGATAATCTTTACGAATTTATATTCTCAGATAGTTTGGATGTGTGGGGTGAATCGTGGGATAATCGTCCATCTAATGGATATCCGCAACCACCCGATTTAAAATATATTAAAAAAGTAGGAGTTTTGAGAGATACTGATGTAAAATTGGAATTAATTCAAAACTCTGATTTTTTTTCAGTAATGGATGCAATGGATGATGTTATTGCATTAGCATGGGAATCTGAAGATGAGGACACTAAAAAAAGAATGGTATTTAGATTCGGAATTCCGGAACAAGAAATAAAAGACAAACTCTATGAAAGAGATTTGGTATTAGAATTTGAAAAGAAAGTAGTCTATGAAAGTTAATATTAAAGCATTAGAACTAATTGAAAAAGGGTTATCATCAAAAACTGTTGGGAAACTAACAGAATCTCAAATCAATGTATTACATAGTAAACTTGTTAGTGAACAAGTTACTGAGGTACCCGGTAAAAAAACATATAAAGTAGGACCAGCAGGTGGTAAGGTTGGTAATTTGAATATTACACAAGACCAGAGCACTAAAGAAGTTATGGTAACTGCTACGGAAGGTGAGATTGGAGAAGACGTTGAAGTAACTACTGACCCAAATAAAGAAACTGAAACTCAAGACCCAACACAAGTAGGTCCATCAACTGATGATGGATTTGGGGATGAAACTGATGGTATGGGTATGTTTGAGAATGATACTCAGGATGGAAAACCTAATCCTTGGGCTATTTGTCACGCACAAGTAGGTCCAAAGAAAACAAGAAAATTTGAAAGATGTGTACAATCTGTAAAAAAACAGTTGGCGGAAGGAAAAAATGTTGTATCTTTGTTTCTTGAAAACGAAATTATGAAAATAGTAGAAAGAAATTTACCTCCAAGAATCACTAAAGGTGAACTTGTAAAGTATTTGACAGAAGCTGACACTGAGACAGCACCGACAAGAACAAAACCGACAACAAAACCTGGTACAAGACCAAGTCATCCGGGTAAAAATCCAAATCCGGGAGTTAACCCGGCACCAAAAGCTAAGAAACCTTCACCGGAAGAGGCTAAGGACAAAATTATGGATGTAATCATGCAAATCTTAGAAAAATAATAATGGCAAAGAGAATTAAAGAACAGTTAGATTACGGGAATAGACCTGAAAGAATGGACCCAAATTTAGAAAGAAAACTTGCAAGTCCTGAAGGTCTATATGCTCAGAATCCTGCAATGAAAAATAAAGAGGGTGACGTTCAAAGATTAATTAGTAATCGATTTCAAAAAGTCGCTGAAAAATTAAGTGATGTTACAGGTATTCAAAATTTAAGTTCTCAACAAACTCAAGGTATGATATACCAAGAGATGATGAGAAAATTACCTAACATTATGAGAATTGAAGCGGCTCATAGAGATGAACTTGAACAGTTAGCAATTGAAGCTGCGTTAGAAGAGTCTGAAGTTCCTGTTAATTGGTATAAAATTGAAGCTTATTTAAATAGAGAACCAATTGATACTTCTAACTTTAGAATGAAACCTGAAGAAGAGGATGATGAAGAGGAGAAAGAAGAAGACGAAGAAATGGAAATTCCATCTTTTGATGTTGAAGATTTAACCAAAGATGAAATTTTTGAATTAGAAAAACATAAGAGAAATATTATCAACGCTATCATTCAAGGCGCTGCGAAAAAAGGACATTATATTTTCCAAAAACCGGATATTAAAGCAAGACTTGATGAAATTGACCCATCTCTTTATAATGATTATTTAGGTATTATGGCAATTAACGACTTCTTATACTTTAGTATGGAACAAATGATTGAAATGATGAGTCAAACAGGTCAAGGAATTGCAGGAAAAGTTGAATTAGGAGACAACGATGAAGAGGGTGAAGAAGGTGAAGAAGGAGAAGAAACTCCGGATACAGTAATTAAAGCGTTTGGTTTAATATTTCCAATTTTATGTCATGAGATAATCAAAGGATTAGAAGAAGCAAAAGGTAGACACGGATTACCTAAAGACCCTGAGATGGCTCAACGAGTTATGGGACAAACTGATACATTAAGTAACGAACCAATGCAGTTAAGAATAGGTCCGGAAATTGTTGAAAGAATAAGGTTTGCATTACCTGATAAAATGTACGAACCTGAAAACAAAGGTTTGATAAACTGGTTTCATACTTTGTTATACCAAATTGAAGCCCAAGAGTTTTTAGAAATTATCGGAAACGCAATCTCTGAAGATTCTTCAAAAGTAGCGAAAGCAACCTCAAAATTTAATGAAATTATGAGAGAAGCTATCAAAATAAAAGAAGAATTTGAAGATTATAAAGAAGAAGAAGGGATTGATTCTGATGAAGACGAAGATGACGGATTAGATGATTTCTTGGGTAGTTTAGGTATATCGAGACCTAAATAACCAAAAAAATAACTCTTGAATAAAGAACAATTAATAATTGAGGTAACGAAGTGCATGAGGAATACACCCTACGCACTTCGTACTTATTTACAGACCTACGATAATACGGTATCAAAATATGTACCGTTAGATTTATTTCCTGACCAAGTATCCTTAATTGAGGATTACGATAAATACAATGAGAATATTGCCCTTAAGTACAGACAGGCAGGTGTATCTACTGTGACTGCCGCTTGGGCGTCTAAAAAAATTGTATTTGCGAAAAAAACTAAGCCTGAAAAAATTCTAATTATTGCCAATAAATTGGATACGTCCATGGAGATGGCAAATAAGATTAGAGGTTTTACCGAACAATGGCCTAGTTGGGTTGGTGTAGGTTTTTCAAACGAAAAAAACGCACAACGACATTTTAAACTGACAAATGGGTGCGAGGTAAAGGCAGTTGCAACATCTCGAGATGCATTGAGGGGTTATACACCAACCATTCTTATCTTTGATGAGGCGGCGTTTATTGAAGCTGACGGAGATTTTTGGTCAGCGTGTATGGCATCCCTATCTACAGGGGGTAAAGTAATTGTAGTTTCCACACCAAATGGTTATGACGCAATTTATTATGAAATTTATGACCAATGTCTTAGAAATATGAATGATTTCAAAATTTCTGAAATGTTTTGGCACCGTGACCCTCGATATACAAAAGATTTGTATATGGTTAAAACACACGATTTAGTTCACTTTTTATTAAATAGGGAGGAATATAACCTTGATGATGTTATTGTTGACTTATCAATGCCTAATCCATTCGATAGAGACCATTCCATTGTAACCAAATATATTGAAGATGGATACAAACCATGTTCTGCTTGGTTTGAAGGAATGGTAAAAAAATTAAAATACGATAGACGTAAAGTCGCTCAGGAGTTAGAATGTAACTTCTTAGGTTCCGGAGATAATGTATTTGATTCTGATTTAATGCAAGATATTGCCAAAAACCAAGTTAAAGAACCACAAGCTAAAATGATGGGTGGTGGTTTATGGATATGGAAAGAACCTGTAAATGGACACAAATATGTTATGGGTTGTGATGTATCTCGTGGGGATTCTGAAGATTTTTCAAGTGTTGAGATTATTGATTTTGATACTAGAGAACAGGTGTTAGAATATGTTGGAAAAGTCCCTCCGGACATTTTAGCGGAAATTGCATATAAGTGGGGTACTATGTATAGCGCTTATTGTGTTGTAGATATCACTGGTGGTATGGGAGTTTCAACCGCAAGAAAATTACAAGAAATGAATTATCAGGGTGGATTATATGTTGATGGAGTTGATACAACCAATAAGTGGAAGTATGACCCAAAAATAAATGAAAAAATCCCGGGAATTAACTTTAACTCAAAAAGAGTTCAGATTATTGCCGCGTTTGAAGAGGGGATGAGACATAAGTTTAGAATTTATTCAAGTCGTCTTTATAACGAAATGAATACGTTTGTTTACATTAATGGACGACCTGACCATCAAAAAATGCATCATGATGACTGTATTATGAGTATCGCCATGGCAATATATGTTGCGGAAAAATCATTTCAATCATTGGAAAAAGTTACCAATCATACCAGAGCAATGTTGAATTCTTGGTCTACAGCCGTTACCGAAAATAAGAACTCTTCAGAGTTCTTTAACCCGATGGTTCCTCAAATGGGTAGACAATTCCCAATTAATCAAGGACCAACAAGAGATGATTACCAAAAGTATGGATGGTTATTTGGTGGGTAATACTATTTATATTACTAAGGAAACAAGTAAATTTATATCATGAGTGAACAACAAAATAATATGACGGTATGGCAGAGATTATCCCAAACATTTGGGCCAAATTCTCAATTAAATCAAGATTATCCAACTTTTAAGTTTGATAAGAAGGAATTATTACGTACCAAAAGTAAGGAAGAATACGACAAAGAAAAGTTACAGGCACAACAAACCTTTTACTTAACAAACCAATGGGCGAAAGTTGAGAATAATTTATATTCACAAGCCATCTATTATGAACCATCAAGATTATCTGCACAATACGATTATGAATCAATGGAGTATACTCCTGAGATTTCGGCAGCGTTAGATATCTACGCAGAAGAATCAACAACAACAAATGAAGATGGTTTTATCCTACAAATTTATTCTGAATCAAAAAGAATAAAAGGGGTATTGGCGGATTTATTTAATAACGCATTAGATATTAACACCAATTTACCCATGTGGACAAGAAACACTTGTAAGTATGGTGATAACTTTATTTATTTAAAATTGGACCCTGAAAAGGGTATTGTTGGTGTACAACAATTGCCTACTATTGAGATTGAACGTCATGAGGTAGGTGTTAGTGCAAAAATCTCTACAGATATTACTAAGGAAATGGACAAGGACAAAAAATCACTTCATTTTACTTGGAAGAATAAAAACATGGAATTCCAATCATGGGAGATTGGTCACTTTAGATTATTAGGGGACGACCGAAAACTTCCTTATGGTACCTCTATGTTAGAAAAAGCAAGACGTATTTGGAAACAATTATTATTATCTGAGGATGCAATGTTAATTTATCGTACATCAAGAGCACCTGAAAGAAGAATGTTTAAAGTATTCGTGGGTAATATGAATGATGATGATGTTGAGGCTTACGTACAACGTGTTGCAAACAAATTTAAAAGAGAACAAGTAGTAGATAATAAAACAGGTAATGTTGATATGAGATTCAACCAAATGGCGGTTGACCAAGATTACTTTATTCCTGTTAGAGACCCATCAGCACCAGACCCAATTACAACATTACCGGGGGCGACAAACCTTTCTGAAATTGCAGATATCGAATATATTCAAAAGAAATTATTAACAGCACTTCGTGTACCTAAGGCATTCTTAGGATTTGAAGAAGT